TTTTTAAGAATAAGGAAAACAACAAGACATATAGAGGTGACAATATCATCTATATACCTAACCTTGCGTGGGATGGTGTTAAGGCTTTGTTAGTGCCAGACGTTCACCGTGACAACTTTGGGTTAGCTTTAGCTAATAGAAATTATGGTGCTAACTTTTACAAAAATGGAGCGCATCTAAACGGTGTTTTAAAACATCCTGGAAGATTAACAAACGAGGCATACGATAGATTAAAAGGTAGCTTTAACCGTGCTTTTGGTGGAAGTCAAAACGCTGGAGGTACTGCTATTTTAGAGGAAGGCATGGACTTTCAAAAAGTAGGTCTTAATCCTGCCGATGCAGCATTTAACGAAACAAAGAAAGCTACTATCTCTGACATTGCTCGTATAACTGGTGTTCCTGGTGTTTTATTAGAAGATATGGAAAAGGCAACATTTGGCAACATGGAGCAACTTAGCCAAATGTTTGTAAACTATACAATAATGCCATTGTGTGAAACAATAGAGGCAGAATTTAATAGGAAGATATTTTTTGAGGCAGAAAAGTACACTTATTGTACACGCTTTAATCTTGATGGATTACTGCGTGGTGATATAGCAGCCAGATCATCTTATTATACTACGATGCGTAATGTATTGGCGATGTCACCTAACGAAATTAGAATTAAGGAAAATATGAATCCTTACACAGGTGGAGATAGTTACGAATTGCCTCTTGCATCTAACATAAAGATAGAACCTACAACCGATGCCGTACAGTAACTATCCACAATCCGCAACTAATGCAGCAAAGAAAGCATTGCAGCATAAAGAAGATAATGGCAGCCAGTGTGGTACCAGTGTAGGCTGGACAAGAGCAAGGCAGTTATCAAGCAGAGATGCATTAAGTGATGATGAAGTGATTAGGACATATAGTTTTTTAAGCAGAGCCAAGGTATATGACCAAGGCAAATATTTTGATGAAGATGATAATGAAATATGCGGTTCAATCATGTATGACGCTTGGGGTGGCTCAACCATGTTGCCCTGGGCAGAAAGAACGGCTAATAAAATAATGGACGAAAGGTCAAAAGAAGAAACTATGGAAAAGAGAAGTATAAATTACGAGTTTAGGGCAATGCCAGAATCTCGCACAATAGTAGGCACTGCTACTGTCTTTAACTCTGCCTATGACATGGGTTGGTATGATGAAGAAATGAGTGCAGATGTATTTATTAATTCAGACATGAATGATGTAGTAGCATTATTTAACCATGATGCTAATATGGTTTTAGCAAGAACCAAATCTGGTACATTGAAATTAAAGGTTACTGGTTCTGCTATGGAATATGAGTTTGAGGCACCAAACACTACTTTAGGCAATGACCTTTTAGAGATGGTTAAACGTGGTGATGTTTATCAATCATCATTTGCTTTTAGTGTAGAGGCAGAGGACTGGCAAGAAAGAGAAGGCATGAAACCAAAAAGAATCATACGTTCTATTAAAAAAGTTTACGATGTTTCTCCAGTAACTTATCCTGCTAATCCAGATACCATGGTTGCCAAGCGCAGCTATGAGCAGATAGCAGGAAAGGTAGATGAAGAATTACAAAGTGTTATTGACATATGTGTTAAATCTGAAATTAATATACAGAACGAGTTACGCAGGAACGCCCTGCACTTATTAAATTTAAAAACAAAATAATGACTGCAAAGGAATTAAGAGAAAAGCGGGCTTCCGATTACGCAATAATGGAAGACCTACAAAAAAGAGCCGCAGCCGAAGGTAGATTAATGTCTGCTGACGAATCCGCACAATGGGATAAAGCAGATAGCTCTTTTAAAAGTTATACAGACCAAATTTCACGTTTAGAAAGATGGAATGAAATCAACTCTGAGTCAAGAGGAGTTAGTGTTATTGAAGATACACTTGCTGCATTGCCAAGGGATCAAAGAGAGATTGTTAAGTCTCCAGAGTATCACTCTGCATTCATCAAGGCTATTGCAAAGAGAGAGTTGAATAACACTGAGCGGGGTTTACTCCGTGAAATGCGTGGTACTGCAACGATTACTACTGCGGAGACTGGATTGGCAGGTGGTTATGTTATTCCTTACCAGTTCTCTAACGAATTGGAAAGAACAATGGCTTACTACGGACCAATGTTACAGGTTAGCCGTGTAATCACTACACCAAAAGCAGGTACATTGTACTGGCCAAAAGTTAATGATACAGGCACGGCTGCTAACTGGCATACAGAGGCAACGGCAGTAACTGTTCAAGATATGACCTTTACAAGAGAGACATTTGCAGCTCACGTTTGTAACACGTTGGTAAAGGTATCTGTTGAATGGGCAAATGACGAGTTTGGTCTATTGAATAGTGAATTACCAATCATGTTAGGTGAGCGTTTAGGTAGAGCATTGAACACTGCATTTACTACTGGTGATGGTTCTGGTAAACCAACAGGATTCAGAGATGTTGCACCTTCCGGTGTTGAATCTGCATCTACTGGCGCCTTTACTGCTGCTAACTTGGTTGACCTTGTTCACTCTGTTGACATTGCTTACCGTAACTCACCATCTGCTGCATTTATGATGCATGACCAGATTTTGAGTGCAGTTAGAAAGTTAAACTTGGACACTAATAATACTACTTTATTCCAACCATCACTTAGAGAAGGTACACCAGACAGATTATTAGGTTACAACTTCTTTGTGAACAATGATTTACCATCTGCACAGGCTGCTGATGCAAAGATTATTTTCTTTGGAGATTGGAGTAAATATATTATCCGTGCCGTTGCCAACAATGTGCTTGTGCCATTGCGTGAGCGTTTCATGGATGAGATGGAAGTAGGTTTCTTAATGTATGCAAGGTATGATGGCAAGTTGCTTAATACTGCTGCAATTAAGCACCTAAAGAACCTGTAATTTCATTGGGGATCTAATCTGGAGGACTTGAAATATAGTCCTCCATTTTAAAATATAATCAAATGGCTTGGAAAGTAACAACGGCACCGGTAACAGAACCTTGGACATTGTCTGAAGTAAAAAACTATTTAAAGGTTGATACATCTGCTGATGATACAATGATTACTACTTTAATTACTGGAGCTCGTCACGTTGCTGAAAGTTACCTTAACATGGCATTGATTACTCAAACTATTACTGAAAAGTTAGATAGGCTTTCAAATCCAATTATTTATTTAAGTATTTCTCCAGTTATTGCCGTTACTAATTTTCAGTACGCAGACAGCCAAAATACAACACAGACATACAATAGTAGTAATTACATTGTAGATAATTTTTCAAAACCATGCAGACTATCCCTTGCATTTGGCAAAACATGGCCAACATTGTATGGTAATATAAATGATGTTACTATAACTTATACGGCAGGATTTAGCAGTGAGGCAAGCGGTGTGCCAATGCAAATAAGACAGGCAATGTTAATGATGATTGCTGATACCTACGACAACAGAGAAGATTACGTTAGAAAGATGCCTACTGCCTCTCAATATCTTTTAGATCAATATAGAGTTCAATTATTCTAATGAGATACAATAAGAAAGAAGAAATAGGAAAGTTAAGAGAAAGAATAATAGTACAGAGTGTTTCTCGTGCTATTGGCACTACTGGTTTTGGAACAGAGACGTGGAGTAATTTTGCAGAGGTATGGGCATTAGTAGATTATAAAGGAATAAACAAGGAGGAGGTAGAAGGTGGCAAGATAACAGCATTAAGCCAGGTTAGAGTTACCTGTCGATATAGAACTGACATAAACGAGCAACAAAGAATTATTTGGATGAATAAATATTACCAAATAGAAAACATCCAGATAAGTGAAGACAATATGTATTTGCATTTATTTTGTTCATTTGCTCAAAATTATGTGTAATGGGATATTTATCAGCTAAACAAATAAATCACCTTAAAGACCTTCAGAAGTCTAACTACGCAGGTAGAAGGAGTTTCCAAGGAATGTCATTAAGAGTAGTAGGTTTAGCAGATGCGGTGATTGAATTTGCAGAGTTAATGGAGCAATGTACAGTTAAAGAAAGAAGTAGAGTA